GTAGGAATGTTATTTTGTCTTCTATCAGTAATTGTTATTTTAATATGTGTGGCGTGATAATCACCTTGCATGTTTCTACTATTTACCATATTTTCTTTTATACTATTTATAATTTCTTTATTATAGTAATATCTTGGTTTTCGTTCTGTTGTTTCACTTTCACCAATGCCAATAGTTAGATCTATATTATATTCATCTGATCTTTCATCGTTATTTTTGAATCTTAATTTTAATTGTTTTCTACTATGTAACATATACAATAAATCAAAATTAGATTCATTTATAAAAAAATGAGAATCAAGAAATCCTGTAGTAGTGTATTCGGGAATATTAGAAATCCTTAATATATTATGAAAAAAATCGAGAGGTTCTGTAAATAAATGCTTAGTGGCTTTGGGTATAGGAGGGTAATTGAGTAAGATTTGAACTGCAATTGTTGCAAAGTGTAAATTTGGAAATGCTCCGATACATCTAAAAAATAAACGTGTTTTTTGAGGTATATTATTACTAAAAATATCACTATTAACATCATCTGTATTGGGATTGTGAAAAAATGCAACATAATAGTAAGAACCATACGGATATTCTGGTATTGCATCTCTAGGATACATATGATTTTCAACCTGATTAGCCAGACTGTATTTATCTTCAAGAGACTCATAATCTACACCACCTTGTTGTGAGCTTTTTACACCTCTAAAAATAGCATATCCTTCATTCGGTTTATCTCCTTCAAAGAATTTTATTTCAACAGGTTCTCCTTGTTGTGGTTGTGGTTGTTGTTGACCAGCTTCTTCTTCTTCTTCTGAATCAGATTGTCCTTGTTCTGAAATATCTGATTCATCATCGCTAGATTCTGAAACAGATACTACTTCTGTTGCTGAATCATCATCACTAGATTCTTCTTCTGATGAATCATATTTTAAATCAGATACTACTTCTGTTGCTGAATCATCACCGGTGTCTACTGATGATACTTGATCTTCTGTTAGAGGTGATTGTTTTGTATCAGCAGCAGAGAATGATTTACGTCTTACTGCTTTGTCGTTATTAATAGGTGCTGATGTAATAGGTGCTGATGTAGGTCTTTTGGATTTATCGACTTCTCTGATATTTCGTTGATTGAACAATCGTCCTGCTTCTTCTTCTTCCATATAAATAATAATATCATTTATTATTTATTTATTATATTTATTATATTTATTTACGCGTATCATTTTTATTTTTCTTGTTTTTATTGGATCTCTTTTTCTTGTAAGTACGACTTGTTTTGTAACGACCGCCGCCGATAGAATATTGAGGTGCGGAATAACCGCCTGTCAAATCTGTCCCACTCAAATTACTGCCTATCAAATCTGTCCCACCGCCTATCAAATCTGTCCCACTCAAATTACCACCGCCTATCAAATTACCACCGCCTCTAATTTGTTCAGGTGTTTCATTCACGTTAGGTGCTCGGCGTAAAGTAATTGTTAAAACATTTCCCTGATCAATATACGCAATATGTATATTGTCAACAGTTGATGCGTTGAAATCTAGTCTGCCGGGAATAAACGCATTAAGACGGCCACCATTATATGTTTCTAATTCTAAACTTGTAATTGTATAAACATGTGATAATCTGGCTCTGGCATCAGATTGTAGATGTAATTCTAAATTAGGGTTAGGGTGGTTTCCAACCATCAACCTCCATAAATGAAAATTATTTTCGCCTACAATTGGAGTCAGTGCTCCTGGTGCTGCTGCTGCTGCTGCTCCTGCTGCATTACTTAGAATTTGGAGTGCCTGTGCTAAATTAGTAGGAGGAGCAGCAGAATTTGCTCTCTGAATAGAGTCGGTTGCACCTTGTAGATTTGTAAACGCTGCAACTGCATAGAATCTGATTATTTCGCCGTCGGCAAGTTGAGCTGCAACACTATTAGCATTACGAGGATCAGTAGTATATCCAAACCTACCAACATTACGACCATCAGGAGCTAGATTTTCATATACCGCAAGAATATAATACGACCCTTTTGGTAATGCTTCATTTGGACCAAGTGGATTACCCTCAGGAGGAGCAGGAGCAACAGAACGACCACCAGCAACAGGAGCAAACACATTATTATCTATACCATTAGCACCGGACAATGACCGAACACCTCTAAACACTGCATATCCTATATGATCATCATCAGCATACCTTGATTTATGAAATTGAACCGCAAGTTGAGGAGGAGCAGCCATTATCTAATTATATATAGTACATATATTTTTTAACCATTTTTGAACCACATAGAAAAATAAGCTCTCTTTTTTCATTATAATGAATTCAACCTATTCATGCAATACAATTCAATATTCAAACAATGCCGAGTACAGAGAGGTTCTGCGAACTCTTTTTCAAATGTCGAAACAACCCATGGATGAGAAAACAAAAGATGAGGAAACAAAAGACAACGAAACAAAAGACGATGAATCCATAGACAACGAAACAAAAGACGAACTCGATTACGACGAAACCGCTTCCTCCAAATTCCTAAATAGCGTCTATGAAAAAACCAAAAATAAAAAAGAATTTCAAAAACTCTTTGATCTTGCAGCGGCATGTATGTTTTCCACCGATCGAGAAATCGGTCTCGCCGTTTTATTCAGCTACGATTATTTGGCACTTTTTTACCAGGTTCTCGAACTCAATACAATCGATCCTTCAAACATATCCGATTCAGCCCCCTATCAAAAACTCCTACAGGGATTATCTAGAACCCCCCCCACCTAATCAATTCTCGAAATAAAATTGATAATCATTCGAAGAGAAAAAGAAGAAACATAAACATAGAAACCATGGGACAGACATTATATCGCGCTTGTTTTTCGGGAAAATATCCTACATGTAAAGAATTGGCCGATGCAACCTACGAAAATGCGGTTCCATATATTGTGCCGCTTCAAATGGGAAAAGTAGTCAAAGTATACGACGGCGACACCATTACTGTTGTATCCAAATTCCCGAATGATAATAAAATGTATCGATTCAGTGTGCGGTTAAGAAATGTGGATACGCCTGAAATGACTTCACATGATCCAGTGGAAAAAGAGAAAGCAATCAAAGCAAGAGATGCTCTTCATGGCCTGATAATGGGAAAAATTGTGCTTATCAGCAATACGGCGAATGAGAAATATGGGCGTATTTTGGCCGATATATGGATCGACAACACGCATGTAAATAAATGGTTGATAAAGAACAAGTATGGTGTTGCATATGACGGAGGTACGAAACAAAAATGGAATGTTGGAGATGAACGTGCAGTTTAACAGAAAGGTAGAGATCAAATAGAGATCAAATATGAAAAAGACGTAAATTGGGTAAAGTAAAAAATTGAAATACTTTTTTCTGGAATATTCAATGCACACCAGTTTCCCAGAAACATAACAATAACAAACCAAGTCACCGAAAACCACAACAAGAAGATGTCTTACTCTAGATCCAACAGATCCAACGTTCGTAACAAGTACACTGTTGAGAATGAACCAAAGAAGTATTGCGCTGTCTGCGAGAAGGCAGGCCATTCTGAACGCGTCTTCACCAGCCATTTTACCAAGTCGGTTCCAGGACCAAAGGGAATTGTCATTTGTCCTACGATTTTGAATAATGAGTGCAGTTTCTGTTTCAATCGCGGACATTTGAAGAGCGCATGCCCGGCAATTGCGGCCAAAGAGAAGTACGAGAAGAAGCTGGCCTACAAAGTACGCCGATTACAAAAAGCAAAGGATGTCACAAAGAAATCGGCCGCATCGACCGCCTATCAGAACCGTTTTGGAGAGTACGAATCGAGCGATTCTGAAGAGGAAGAGATGCAAGTTGCAACAAAGGGACACTCAGGTCCTATCGGTCCTAGTCCCGTTGATGTAAAGCCAATGGATACATCGATTCCAACCTTTGCTCAAGTTCTTGCGCGAGAACCGCCCAAACCATCTCTCAAGGAAGAACTGTTTCAAACCATGTTTACAGTGCTTCGAACGGATTCTTCGACAGCGACGACTAAGGTCAATGCTGCGACTACTGCTGCGACTATTGCTTCGACTAATCAAAGACGCAGTTGGTGCGAGCTTTCAGACGATGAGGAAGAAGATGAAAACTGGTAAGTATATTGATATGTTTTAGATAGATAAGTAGATAAGTAGATAAGTAGATAAGTAGATAAGTAGATAAGTAGATAAGTAGATAAGTAGATAAGTAGATAAGTAGATAAGTAGATAAGTAGATAAGTAGATAAGTAGATAGATAGTGTAGTTAAAAAATATAAACAATAAAGTAAAAAACACAAAAACGTGTTTTTTTCATTTAGTTATTCAAAAACATCAATCAAAAAAGAAAATAGAATAATAAAAAGAAAAGAAAAAATGGCATTATCAAAAATGGAAATGACAGATCTTTCGAAAACCTCAGATATAAAAACATTCGAATATGTTCAAATCCGCAGTAAAACTGCATCATCATCCAATTCAAACACATACGAGTTTTTAACAGTTTCCATGGACCCCGTTTCCACCAACCTCTGTTTTGCAAGAAAAGAAACCACCGACACCAACCCCAACTGCAATTATCTCATACAGATGAAAGATACGGGCACGTTCGGTTACATCGATCAAAACACGCAGAAAATTTACATGTTGGAAGACGAAGAATACGAAACCGATATTTATCATTTTTTTTTCCTCGAATTTTCCGCATAATAAAATCACCTGTTGGAAAAACGCAAATAAAATTGATGGAAGACCATATAGAAAATTGTTTCTATATAGTATAGCTTTGTTTCAGATGTCATCCAACGCAAGCTCGTATCAAGATCAAGCCCCTTCGAGAATCATCGGGATTCAGTTTAGTATATTGTCCCCGGAGGAAATTCGCAAGAATTCGGTGGTCGAGATTACCAAAAAAGAAACATACATCAATAATCGTCCAATGATCGGCGGTCTATTCGACCCAAGAATGGGCGTGTTGGAACCGGGGCTCATTTGTCCTACAGATGGATTCACATATATCAATACACCGGGATATTTCGGGCACATCGAGCTGGCCAGACCCGTATTCTTTATCCAACATATGCGCGAAATCATGAAGATCCTGCATTGCGTCTGTTTCAAGTGTAGTAAACTGCTCATGAACAAGACGCAGCACAAGCATATTTTGAAGTGGAATGCAGAGAAGAGGTGGTCCTATATCGATCCGATTTGCAAGAAAATCAAGCGATGTGGTGATACGACGGACGACGGATGTGGCTGCAAACAGCCGGACAAGATCAAGTTGGAAGGATTCGATAAAATATTTGCAATCTGGGAAAGAATTCGAAGGGAGAAGGAAGATGGCGATGCGAATGAACCCGAAGCAGAAACAGTGAATATGCGTCTTACGCCGGAAATTATTATGAAAATATTCCACAGAATTAGCGACGAAGACATTGCATTCATGGGCTTTAGTCCAGTGTGGTCGCGTCCCGAATGGATGATTTGCAAAGTGTTGCCAATTGCTCCGCCGGCAGTGAGACCGTCCGTCAAACACGATGCACAGCAGCGGTCGGAAGACGATTTGACGCATATTTACAACAATATCATCAAGACGAATTTCGACCTGTTGGACAAGATACAGAATAATGCGAATGCTGTCATTATCGATCAATTGACCATGGTGTTGCAGTATTTCGTGGCGATGATTGTGAATAACAAGACGAAGGGTACTGGACCTATGGCGCAACGATCTGGTCGGCCATTGCAGTGCATTATGGGACGACTCAATTCGAAGAACGGGCGTATCCGAGGCAATCTCATGGGTAAACGCGTGGATTTCAGTGCTCGTTCTGTCATTACAGGCGATCCCAATCTCTCGATCAGACAACTCGGTGTGCCGATGAAAATTGCGATGAATATTACGAAACCGATTACGGTGAATAAGCGGAATCGCGATTTCCTGTTGAAACTGATCGAGAATGGTCCGGATAAATACCCGGGTGCCAAGATCGTCGAGAGGAAGAATGGACAATCGGTGTCTTTGCGAAATGTGGACAGGACTTCTATACGATTGGAGAATGGCGATGTGGTACACAGACACATGATGGATGGAGACGCTGTTTTATTCAACAGGCAGCCGTCTTTGCATAGAATGTCGATGATGTGCCATATCGTGAAAATCATGAAGGTAGGCGACACGTTCCGAATGAACGTTGGCGTAACAAAACCTTACAATGCGGATTTTGATGGGGATAAATTTTGTTCCCAACAGGCGACTGCTTACTAAGTTGTAGATAATACTTGGTATGGAAAACAGTGTAATATCTACTGGGAAATGCTTATTGCATAAATGCATTTCACAATATAATCGTCTAGTTCCGGGAACCAAGGTTCCCCGGACACCCCTCCTTTATTGAAATATATAAAGGGAAGGGGTGTCCGGGGAAACCGTAGGTTTCCTGGAGCAACGTGACCAAATTGCGGGAAACCCCTTAGAACCTTCACTACCACTCACACATGGAAACGTGTTTGAGGAACTCGGTTAATGGCCGAACCCAATGGTAAAAATGTGAAGGATTGGGCAATCCGCAGCCAAGCTTCTAGGTCCGTTATGATAGGATAAGAAGAAGGTTCAGAGAGTAGATGGTTACGGGTCTCAAATGATGGTCTAATCAACCTGATGAGGCACAAGGTGTACTCCGGCCACATTGGAAACTTTGTGGATTTCATGGAAATGAATATGCATATGCCGCAGAACGTGCTTGCGGAAACAGAATTAAGACATTTGGCTGCGATTCCTTGGCAGCTTATCAGTCCATCCAACAATTCGCCGATCATCGGCATTTTCCAAGATTCCATGTTGGGGACGTATCAATTTACACGCGACAAGATGAAAATGACGCCGAGAGAAGTCATGAATCTACTCATGGCATACAACAATGTAGATGTAGAAGCATTGAATGAGAAACGCGAAGATCTCACCAATTATGATGTTCTCTCGCAAATTATTCCATCCATCACATTGAAAACGAAATATGAGAGCAGAGGAGAAGACAAAATATTCGAAGTGCGCAATGGCGAATATTTGAGCGGACAAATGGCGAAAGGTATGCTCGGTGCAAGATCGAACGGACTCATACACCGAATTTGCAATGAACATGGACACATGGCCGCGTCGAATTTCATCGACGATCTACAGAACATAGTGACTGAATACATGAAGTCGTATTCATACAGTGTAGGCGTCAGTGATTTGATTGCCAACCGAGAAACCTATGTGAAGATCGAACAAGTCGTACAATCACATAAATTGGAAGTTCAAATGCTGACAGGGAAATTGCATCTGGGAATTTTCGAGAACAACACGTCGAAATCGAACATGTCGGAGTTCGAGACGGAGGTCAATAATATTTTGAATAAGGCCATGAGCGAATTGCAGAAACTGAGCAACAAGAGTTTGGGGGCCAATAACCGTTTCCTGACCATTGTGAATTCGGGATCCAAAGGCTCGCTCATCAACATTTCGCAGATGTTGTCGTGTGTGGGGCAACAGAATATAGACGGCAAACGTATCCCGTATGGTTTCCAAGACAGGACATTGCCACATTTCAGTAAATTCGACGATTCCCCGGAAGCGCGAGGATTCATCCAGAATTCGTACATTTCGGGATTGACTGCGACCGAGATCTTCTTCCATGCGCAAGCTGGCCGTGTAGGACTCATTGATACAGCAGTGAAGACATCTCAAACAGGGTATATTCAACGCAGACTCATCAAGGGACTCGAAGATTTGAAGGTGGAATATGATATGACGGTGCGCAATAATCGTTCGAAAATCGTGCAATTTTCATATGGCGACGACGGATTTGATTCGACGAGGGTGGAGAATCAGGCGATTCCGTTGGCCAAGATGAGCGTCGACGAACTCTATATGCATTACGACATTGCAGGGATTCATGATCAGGGGTCCAACACGGATTTGCTAAATATCTATACGAAAGCGACAATTACGCGACTGAAGAAACAGCGGGACAGAACGATGGCCAAATGCCAGAAATATATTGATATGATGTTGGGTTGGCGCGACCAATTGGTCGCCAAAGTGTTTCAATTCACAGACGAGAAATCGGTGCAAGTGCCGGTCGCATTCCAACACATGATTTCGAAGATCCAGGGCGAGATGAAATTCAATAGTCATTCGACGGTGGACATTACGCCGTATGAAGCATTCGAACTCATCGATGCCCTGTATGAAAAACTCGAAAAGACGACCTATGGAAAACCGACGCCACTGTTCCAAATCCTGTTTCATTATTACTTGTCGCCGAAAGAACTGCTGGTGATAAAGAGGTTCAACAAGAAGGCGCTGGAATACCTGTTGGAGTCGATTCATTTGAGGTATAAACAGTCTTTGGTGCATCCGGGAGAAATGGTGGGTGTGATTGCAGGTCAATCGATTGGAGAGCCGACGACACAGCTTACCTTAAACTCGGTGATATATGAGACACCGATTGTAGTACGTAATCACAATGGCGAGATAGAGAAGGTCGAGATAGGTAAATTTGTCCAAGATCATGTGAAGAAATCGAAAAAAGTCGAATATATGAAAAACAAAGATACGACTTATGCGGAATTATGCGACATCGACGAATATTATGAGGTCCCGTGTGCTACAGAAGATGGACATACTGTATGGAGACGTGTGGAGGCAGTTACACAACATCCAGTTGAAAACAAAGATGGAACAAATACGATGTTGAGGATAGTAACAGAAGGAAATCGCGAAGTGATTGCGACCAAAGCCAAATCCTTCTTGCAATTGGTAGATGGGAGAATAGTAGGTGTCGAAGGCGCAGAATTACGTGTAGGAGATTATTTGCCAGTTTCCAAAAAGGCGCTTGAATACAAGGTGAATCCAGTTTTCACATATGAAATGACATATGATCTTGGCTTCTATATTGGATGGAAATTATCTGGAAATCCTCAAAGATCACAGCTTCGAAAATTGTTGGTGGATGAAGAATTTGCAAATTGCCTGGATTTTAATAAACTTGTATTTTCCAACAGGGAATGTATTATAGGATTCATGGAAGCCTATGTTGGAGAACAAAGCACTATTAAATATAATGGATTTCATACACCGGTTTGTCAAGATATTTCAATAATTACAGGGATCCAAATCATGTTGAAAAACATGGGAATAGTAGCGACAATTGAAAGCAAGAATTACAAGACAAATCGTAATGGATTGAATCCGAATCATCTATACTATTACCTATCGATTTTGAATCAACAGGCCCAAAAGTTAGTCTCGATGATTGATTTTGAAAACAATCAAATCAATACCGATCGATTAAGTAAAATCGAAAAAATAATTGGACACAAGTTCCAATACGAATATTGCAAAGCCCATCTCACGGTCCCGAATCGTGTCAATAATGAAACAATCCTGTTGGAAAGAGGCGCCCAGTATCCAGACATGATCTTTGATCGTATTGTATGCATCGAAGAAGTCGAAAACACCACACCATATGCATATGATTTGACAGTAGAAGATACACGCAATTTCGACATATACAATGGTCTATGTATGAGAGACACGTTCCATCTGGCAGGTGTGGCCTCGAAATCCAATGTCACACGTGGTGTGCCGCGTATCGAGGAAATCCTGCGTCTCACCAAAAACACGAAAAACCAGTCACTGACAATCCATTTGAACCCAGCGGATGAGCAGGATCAACAGAAGGCCGAGAAAATAGCAAGTATGTTGGAACACACCAAACTCGTGGACGTCGTTGAAAGTGTGCAAATCTGTTTCGATCCCAATGATCGCCGCACCTATTTGCCGGAAGACAAGGAACTCGTCGACAATTTCTACGCATTCGAAAACATGGTGAAAGAATGCGCAAACATTGTCTCGGAAGACATTGAAGAGGTCAACGCGGAAAAATCGAAATGGATCCTGAGAATCAAACTCGACGCCGAAAAACTCCTCGAAAAGAACATTACAATGGACGATATACATTACGCAATCAATGCTGCATATGAAGATACGGTTTCCTGTGTATTCAGCGATTACAATGCATCGAATCTCATCTTCCGATTACGCGTCAACAGCAACGTGTTGGACAAGAAGAAGAGGAAATCGATGGATCAGAGCGACGAGATTTATCATTTGAAGAATTTCCAGGATACTTTACTACAGGGAATTGTGTTGCGAGGTGTCGATGGGATTCGCGATGTCATGCCAAGAAAGCTGCAAAACAGTGTTGTAAAGGACGATGGCAAATATGTGCAGAAAGAGACGTGGGTCATTGATACAACAGGGACAAATTTACTGGAATTATTGGGCGAAGATTTCATTGATCCAAAGCGTACTTTTAGTAATGATGTCCAGGAGATTTACAAGGTGTTGGGAATTGAAGCTGCGAGACAGTCGATCTTTAAGGAATTCAGCGAAGTAATGGAATTCAGCGACGTCTATATCAATTATCACCACATGTCGTTGCTCGCAGACAGAATGACGGTTGCGGCGGGAATGGTGCCGATATTTAGATCGGGTATTCTGGAAGATGATATTGGCACGATTGCGAAAGCTACATTCGAAGTACATACAGAGGTCTTCTTGGATGCGGCGAGACATGCGAATTTCGACGAGATGCGCGGTGTTTCTGCGAATGTGATGTGCGGACAGTATGGTTATTATGGAACCAATGCATTCAACATCGTGTTGGATACGGAAGAGATGATGAAACTGAAATCCGTGAATGTGGAGAAACGACAAGGTCGAGAAAAGATCGAAGAAATGTTTGGACAAGAGGATCAAACACGCGATATATGTTCAAAGAATTCGATTGTCATACGAAACAACGTGACCAATATTAGGGGATCTGGTAATTCGCAAGAAATGTGCGACGATGAATATGATATTGGGTTGTGAAATGTGTAGCATTCATTGAATTGAAATAATATATTAGTAAACCTAATAATATATTATTTTTTAACCCTTTCGCTCACTTCAACAATAATTCATAGGGTTTCTTCATAAACAATAATATAATATAATATATTATTTATAATTTTTTACACTCTTCTATGTATTACAGTACATTTCACTGGTATAAATGAAAAATATACGAATATTTTCTTTTTAAAAGATCCGTTAATTCTTCCGCGGAAATTGTTTTGTGTTTTTTCAATAATTCGGCGCCTTCTGAAACAAAATCTTTCGAATTATGAATAATAAATTCTGCGTAACCATATGCATTTTGGATAAGACCGATGATCTCATTATCAATAATCTCCTTATATTTTTCACTATTCACTGGATAAATCAACTTTTCACCCAAACCATAATACACAATCATTTTTTCGGCCAATTTCAATGCCTCTTCGAAATCGTTAATTGCCCCTGTTGTTACAGAAACGCCATAGAATACCTCTTCCGCAATTCGACCCGAAAGTAAAATCATCAGATGTTCAAAGAGAGCTTCTCTTGTATAAATATTTGAATTCGCAGATTCAAAAATAGTATAAGCAGGAGATGTCGGCGATGACAGATTAATGACCACTTTGGTTACTTTCGCATGATGTTTGCATACGAGTCCTACTACAGTGTGCCCTAATTCATGAATTGCAATATGGTCAATAATATTACTGGTAAAATCATGTTCAGTCGGTTGCCACCCGGCAAGCATTTTGTTATAGACCATATCCAAATCGCGATTCGTAAATAAAGCTCTATTGTTGCGTAGCGCATTCAACATGGCTTCATTCAGTAAATTTTCGATCTGCGCACCAGAAAATCCAGCGGTGGTTCCCACCAAAGATTCAATATCTACTTTTGCATCATAGGGTTTCCCCTTCAAATGGATTTGAATAATGGATCGTCGTGTTTTTTCATCTGGATTTCCAATATAAACGCGTTTATCAATCCTTCCAGGACGTAAAAGTGCTTTGTCCAACAGATCTGCTCGGTTCGTTGCACCTACTAAAAAAATGCCAGCCGCAGTCTTAAACCCATCGAGGGCAACCAATAGTTCATTTAGAGTATTATCCCGCTCAGCTGAACTGGATTCGCCGTCTTTCCCTCTAGCACGACCAAGCGCATCAATTTCGTCGATAAAAATAATACAAGGACGATTTTTCTTTGCAAGATCAAACAACTCGCGAATTCTGGAAGATCCAACTCCAACATAGACCTCTTGGAATTCCGATCCAGAAACCGAGATGAATCCAACACCGGCTTCACCAGCAAGAGCTTTCGCCAACATCGTTTTCCCATTACCAGGCGGCCCCTCTAGAATTAATCCTTTTGGAACACGCACGTTATATTCGGCATATTTTGTATGATTTCTCAATAAATCGATACATTGTGCCAGCTCGGATTTAACCAAATCGTATCCACCAACATCTTTAAACGAAATCGGCGATTTTCGGATGACTTCAAAATGCTTGGATTTTTTACCCCTATTTTTCCTGTAATTATCATCGTCGTCATATTCATTATCATATTCATTATCATATTCATTATTATTGTACGGATGGTCTGCAACACCTTCTGTATTGAACCCTTTCAACAGATTCCTATTGATAATAATACGTATTGACCCATTTATCGATCTATATATATTTTCAGTAGGTATAATAGAATACGGGTCGACGTATTCTTTCTCCGAATCTTCCAAATTCTCCAATTCCTCATTGCCTAATCCTAGAATTGTATCACTTTGAATAGTAATGTTCTGCGAATTCAACTTCCGAATAAATCTCTCATAGTACTGTTCTGAAACCGGATATTTTTTAAAAGGTTTTAGAAAATTTCTGTTTGGATGAAACGGGAAAGAAAGAGAAAATGTGGTTTGAATAAAACTCAATGTTAATACTGTCAGTATTATTCGCATAATATAGAAAATAAAAAAATACATTTATACAGTTTTAAATATAATAGAATAATAGATTAGATACATGAAAAAAAACAAGATCATATCCATTTTTCTGTTATTGATTACTATCTTATTGTCGATTGGCCTAGGCATGTGTATAAAAAAATCAGAAAATAAACAAGAATCATTTACAACAAAATTGGAAAATCAGTATTTAACCTATAAAAATATTCAACAATTGATGCAATTTACATTTTTACTTTCCAATGATCCAACAGATATAGAACCAAATATATACACAGTGATTTCTAATTCGGCTTATTATTCCGAATATTTAAATAATATTGATTATCCACTATCTAAAATAGACAACTATTATCCACTTGCACAATTTTTATATCCCGAAAAAACCAAAACGCTTGAATCGCCAATCAACAACATGGTTAGTTTATCAAGGTTGCCGTATATCAATCCGTTTATTACATATGATGCAGATACTAAAACTAATACTTATAAAATAAAAACCGATTCGGATTTCAAAACCTTCATAAATACGCTGTATCCAGAATCAAAAGATACGTATGGTCCATTAATTCCTCACAATGATTTAATAACCAATTCTCAGAACTTTATGACAAATTTAGTAAAACATTATCAGACATTCCAAGAAGATTATTTGACAGCGGTTGCAGACACCTACACAGCAAACCTGTTGGAGTTACTTGAAATATTATATGTGTCTACCATTGTTCCGCATGCTCTCTACAATATGTACATACTTCCATATAACTATGTAATTGATATGTATCCTCTTACATTTACAGATTCAGATAGTGGACTGCAAGACTGTACATCTACGGCTGCTGTATTATGTAATACAAATAGTTATACAATGTTTATCCAACTGGTTCAGTCTGCAATGCAGATGCAACTCTCTATTAATAAATTAGTAGATAAAGATGGAAATAGAATAAAAGGCGTTGATTTTACAAATAGCAAACTTTCAGATATACGTGCTCATTTTAAAAATATGATGTACATGTTTGATGGTAAAGATCCCGGATATTTATTAGACCTTGTACATGGATTAGAACCTTCTTATATTCTGTTTTACAATGCTCTTTATTATTTTCATGTCAAATTGAATTGGAATGTAAATTGAAAGATAAATTAATATAACTATAATTATTATATTAATCTAGTCATGAATCGTATTTGGATTCTCGTATTTTTCATTTTTATTATTTGTTTTCTCATCATTTTTAGCAATTGGAACCAACACGTTCACATACAAGAAGGAATGAGATCTTCATCATCTAATAATATGTTCAATATTCCAAACATGGAAAATATACAAAAGACGATCGATGATCAAGTTTCAAATCTAAATACTTTACAACAAAATGCAGCGAATGCAAGTGCAAATATGAAAGTGAGTGAAAATGCAAGCGAAAATGCAAAGGCAAATGATTCAAATTATGCAGATGCTGCAGTACAACCATTAATTAGCACAGATTTCACCATCAATAGTGAATCTAGTTTTATAAACTTTATTAATCAAATGTATAGTAATATACAAAATCAGGCCAAATCAACAAGCGAATCAACTGACTCATCGCCCATTACAAATAATCAACGCTATAATTTATCGAAATCCATTGTTAATATTTCAAACATGTATCCTGCATTTCAAGTTCTTATCAATAAAGATTTCAATAATTTAAGTTTGAATTATCCGAACTTGATCAAAAATCAAACAGATGTCAATCATTTATTGGGATTATATTTTACGTCAAATGCAATTTATCAATACATAAATAATATTCTCCCTGAAAACACGGATTTAAATGATATTGGAAATGAAGCCAAGTATAATTCACAAATCGGCATTTATGAAAATTTCTGTACACATATTTTATTTTTTTACCAAAAAATTCCAAGATTAAATAACAAAAAAACATCTATAGATGACACTATCATTACAACTACCGACCAAGATGATGAAAATCCAAATATAACTTATACAATTCGCATCGATCCTGATACGCGATTTTTCTGAAGTCTGTGATTATGCTTATACGCCATAGTCGACGAATCCTTTTTGTATATCACTGTACGAAGAGCGCTGTAATGCCACAGTAGGAACAAACGCGTACCATTCGTCTTTACGTTGCAATGTAACCCATGATACATCATTACAATATTCTGGAATCCATTTATTCGTACTCATAAAATTATCATAATCTTTTTTGAATATTTCCAACAGGGGTTCTATATAACTTTTTTTTATCAAATATCCGGATCCGGTTGCAGAATGAACGATTTTAATGATTTTTTCGCCTTTCTCCGTAACATAAGGAGTTTCTTTTGAATCGTGTGTATTGTGTGCCAACATAATCACATCCCAATGCGGTAATGTACGAAATGCAAACTCCAACATTCGGTTGCAGTAAAAAATGTCTTTGATATAGAAATCGTCCTCACATATGAGAATATTGTGATCGCCTTCATCTTCTTTACTGCCAATTTCCACTGCCATTTCAAGCGCTTTGATATGTGACTGTAGACATCCTAATGCGCCATTTTCTTTTTCATACACGCCATCTACACGGTGTATACGGTTTTGATCGGTTGGCGAAAAATTGGATAAAAACTCGTCATTCCTGTCATTTCGATGTTCTAAATTTATGTAATAAATATCATGTATATTGGAGAAAAATTCAACTTTTGCATTATCGAATGTTTCCTGAGCATGTTTATCTGCATCATATTCCAAATAAAAATGGTATGCAAATAATACAACGATACATATAATCAATAATGTATTTCGATTCATCATTCCTTTCTTTTTTATACTAATACAAGATAATATTTATTACACAATCATATTTAGCCCTTTACTTGGACAATCGGTCGATTGACCAAAATAAAAGTCATAAAGTTCTCGGCAACACGCAAAACATATTGTATTTGTATACTATATGTCTAAGGATCAAGAAATTTCAATGGATTCAAACGCCGAACGAGAAGATACTCTATCGATTGAATATGGAGACATTATAGAAATCATCGCACCAACCAACCCGTCTCTGCATGAAAACACTTTTTTCGTAAATTATATCGACGAAACCAAGATCAAAATCATCAATCTTGCCAGCAAAGAATTCATACAACTAAATTTGAACTCCGAACAAGGCGGGTTCTCTGACGACTCCATCCTCCAAGTCAACCTGTTGGATAGAAGCAAAGAGTCCGGTTATGCCAGGCAAAAAGGTCTTTTGCCAAGAGTATGGGTCGATGTTTATTTCAAAGGTTTGCCTACCATCACAGGTGAAATCACCGATTTAGAAGAAGACCAGATCGAAATCACGACATACCCCGATTTACAGATGTTATACATTGATTTTTTCTACAGGGGTATTCCGGAAAATATTCCCATTGAAAAATTCGTTATTCGCGAGAAACCGCGAGAACTAGATCGCATTTCTTCTCTCAAAAAACTCCGCGAAAAAGTGGCAAATAGCGACGAAGATGCATTTTTGCAAGAGGCGGCGGATGATGATGCCACTCAAGATTTTTTACCGAGTGGCGAATCGGTTATTCACATCCCAGAAACGGCGGAACCTGATCTAAATGTAGGCGACGTTATTCGTGAAGAGACGGCGAGAAAACGCGGGATTGTCTACGAAGAATATTTAGAGAAGGTCTCGCAATTCGTCGAAGTCCGCGAAAACGAGCGTAGATATACGATCGAACTTCAAACTACTAGTTTGATGGATGAACTCTTGTCCACGATCCCTTATTTTCAAAGAACTACTACAGTTCTCAATCGTATCCACATATTGATTGAACGCTACAGAGAACTTCGCGAATTATATTCCTCGTTTGACGACAATGGCAATATAAGATATTTGAAAACGCACGATACTATGCACAAACCCCTTGCCACCCAACTCCTACAGATGAATGTCAATTTACCGTGGATTGTCCCCATAGTTTCTCTCAAAAAGAAATTGTACACAAATTCCGGCGAAGAAGTGGAAATGCCAGACGTTCTCAACGTGAATATGAATAATACCCTGTTGGAAGAAGAAGAAATGAAAGGTCTCGAATACTACAACAATCGAGATCTGATGGAGCAAACTAAGTATTCGACCATGTACAGCCGATTGAATTCCTACATGACTCCGTTTGAATCTCCTGATGTCAAGTCGTCTTATTTGAAAACCACGCATGTAAAAACGCGTATAGAATCCATTGTCGAAACACTGCCGGATTTTAAATCCCCGGCTTTCTTTGGGAATTCGGATGACGAGAACAACACCAGAATACAAAATACAGTTGACCGCGGTTCTTTTATACGCCAGGTTTTTTCAAACAGTATAATGCGTCCTATATGGAATGCGCAACATCATTATATGCAACACCAAGAAATGATGCGTGCAGATGAAATTACAGTGAGTTCAATTGCCATGATGCCCGAAAGCATGATTCACTATACTCGTCTTTTCCAACAGAGGTCTTCGCTACTCCATCGCGTAAATTTACATGAGAATTTGGTATTCCCTTTTCTGTTTTTGAACAAAAAGACTTATTTCGAGAGAGTTCCTGTCGAAGATTATAGTCGCGAAATTTCATATGAAGATGCAGCATCGGCGCAGAAACCAAACAATACCAAATTGAAATATTTTGCGCCTTATCAAGTCACTCGATTCGACCCCCTTTCCGAAATGCGCATCCTCAACAAATATTTATACTCCGTGTTGCCAAATACGGAAATAGTTCTCAAATGGGTACAACAAACTTCGCCGCAATATTCTGTGTATGAAACTATTCGATTACTCGAGCCTTTTATGATATATGAACAAGATCTCGTCTACAAGCATTACAATAATATTCGCTTTTTCATAAAACAACAGATTCCGCTTTTAACGAAGGTTCTGGCCGAGAACAACGCCAAATTCAAACAGTATCGCGATGAAGTATATTCATCGGAAATGGTTGCACCTCTTTTGATGCGTCTTCTCACAGAAAAGAAGGAATTATTGACACATTTTTTATCCGTATATCGCATACAACCCAATGCTCAATCCAGCCATGAAATTCTTAATCATGTACGCCTCATTGACGGCGGCAATGTTTTCGCGAAAATATTAATGTCATTGTTGTCAGTTCTCGTCACGCCGAACCCGCTCATCCCCCTAGAAAATATTGATATTGATATTCCAACAGATGAATATAATCAACTCGCGGATGCGTGCAATAACCGCACTCTTGCGAAAAGATATGACTCTCTCGCGGACTTGGAACGAGACAATGGAAAAGCCGACGTCTTTTTCGAGAAAGATCTGGATGACACGCCCTACGAATTACTGAAAAAATATGAGAAGGAACAGGCCGAAATGTCCGAAGACAAGTTTCTGCCATATTTCGCGGAGAACTTGGTGCAAAAACACGGTATAGCCAGAGAAATTGCCGAAACATTCGCACTCCAAATCGTCGCTGGAAGACGCGTTATTTCCGATGGTCAATATGCCATGTTGGAAATCACGCCCAAATTGCGCAAAGAATTTGATGAAAGTTCTCTGAATGCAAAAGAAAAAGGGGAAATTGAAAGTGAAACAGAAATTCGCAAAGAGACTTCCTACTACATTCGAAAAAATATGCAATGGATAAAAGACGAGGCCATTGAAGACATTATGTTTATGGATGACAAGCAATTGTTTTGTAATTGGAACGATCTTCATCGGCGATCTGCGAAAAAAGAGAAACGAGAACCTTCTGAAGATTCGGAAAGAAGAAAACAAATCCAGGAGATAGAGAGACAACGTATCCGCAAAGAATTCGATCGAAGGTACGATGTGAATCGCGATGTATTTGAAACCAAACTAAAAGACGATTTATTGCGCTCTGTATTTCGTGTGTTCAGTATACAACGTGTAAGACAAATTCAACAAACATATGCCAACGATTTCGCCTATGAACTCGGAAAACGGCGGGCGATTGCAGAACCCGCGGATTCCGCAATTCTCATTTCTCCCCATCTGGAATTAAAACACAAAATTCTCGACGATCCAGATTTCGTAGAAAAACAGAAAAACATTGTGAGATTCGTCGACCGATTTTGCAGAGAACCGATGGAATCCCTTTCAGAATCGCCCTATTGGAAATACTGCAAAGACACCAATACGAAGTTGATGCCCGCTTTTCAATATACTCTTGCCCGCGAATTCTGTATATTTGGCCAACAGGCGTATCTTACCGCGCTTCATAAAATCGTCGCCAGCCAAGGATATCAAGAAGGCAATGCGATATATGATAAACATAGCGATGAATGGATCCGCAATATTGATAATGTGGAGGAAGAGGGGTATACAGAAGAAGGGTTCCGCATCATTACCAACGCGATCATGGAAGAGGATCTGGAAACAACCGTGTTGCATAAATTCAAAAAAAACGCGGCGACAATAAAGCAAGGGTCACAAGACCTCCCTCTATTTGAAAACGAGTCTCAACGCGAAATCCATCAGATCTTCGCCAAATTCACATCGCAAATGGCGAAATTCAATCTCGAAATCATACAAGATATTCGCCGTATATCGTTCTCGATTTGCGAGAAAATGATTGAAAGCAAATCCCTGTATGAAAAAGAGGCGGAAAAACAGAAAGCCAAGGGCAAAAAAACAATGGCATACGAAGATATGCGAAATCGCGAAATGTTATTCATCGTAGTCTCAGTCACATTTGCATTTATGCAGACATCAATTCCTAGCTTCCGACCATCGAGAACAGTCCCTTCCTGCGTTTTTTCTCTAGACGGATTTCCTCTTACAGGGGAAGAAGATATACAAGGCATCAAATACATGGCATGCATATTGAAACGTTTGGCGACCGATAATGCGCCGTGGAACACGGTGTATCAAAAGAAAGAATCATTTATCGTCCAATATTTGATCGAGACATTGAAAACGGTTGCCAAATGGCCAAATATCCAATACCTGTATGAAAAGAAACGCGAGTATCTAGATAAAAATCCGCATGAATATCAAGTTATACCTGACAAATATAAAACCGACAAATGGACGCGATTCCTGCCTCCTATTGTGAGAACCGATGCAAACAAACATTTATCGCCGGTTTCTGCATCTTTCATCCAAGAATTTTGGGGAATGGCGCAGAAAGGAAAACTTGGACAAACTGCAGTTCTTGCGACAATTCAAAGTAAAATAGCAAATTACGGGTATTCTATTATAGAATTCATCCAACATGTAGTGCGATCGAAAGAATTGCTTATGAAAACTGCGTCAAATGTACAGTTTGTGCAAAACGCATGTTGCAATGAAACACGCGATTATCGCCCACTGGTCTACTTTATCCGTCAAGAAAATGGGGAAGTTCTCGCCAATTACATCAAAATCCTTGTGAAATTATCCGACGAAGTATACCGCATACAACTCGTTTCATATCCGAGAACATTTGTCTACCCGATGACGTATCGATCACGTATGAATATAGATTTTCGAAATTTGATAAGGGATGAAGAAACCCTCATTTATGCGGCCATGATACATTACTGTAAACTGGATCGCGGAGACGTCCCACCCGAATATCGCAGATTCTTTTCAGAAATCCCTGTTGGATACAATGCATCGGGTTCTCTCGAGTCGAAAATCGCGTTTCTGCAACAATCTCGAAAATTCAGTGAATCGGATCTGTTGCAATTAATGACGATTGTTCGCAGAAAAAACATGGTAGAAACCGAAACACAAAAAGAGGAAATTTCCAATATTGCGAGGATTCGGGATATACTGAACTCAAATCAATTGCGATTCGATCCCATATTCATCCGTCATCTACAAACTCTACTTGATACAAAAGAAGACGATGAACAAATCGCACAACATCGAAATCAATTCATGGACTACCTCTATGAAAATAATAGTCAACTATTTTCGAAAATAACGCAGTTCATGCATGATTACGGAAACTTGAAAGAGAGCAAGATGGAAGATTTAGCAATCTTTTTGGCGCGTTTGGATATATGGTCGCTCGATGAAGAAATGAGCAGGGTTCTCCAATTCATGAAAAACATGGTCTTTGATTTGACACATTATTTACCGGGAATTTTATTGAACCATATGATTTCCAGTGAAACTTTAAATTTTTATCCAACAGAGAAAACCAAGCACAATCGCAGGATTCATCGTTACTGGCAATTATCGGATGCGGATACTAGGGCTTTGTCCAACACGATTGATCAATACTATGGCGAGTTGTATGCATTGGCTGAAAATATTGGCATAGACATGAATGACTTTTTCGCGAACCTGCGAGAACCATTGATTACAATCTATTCGTTCGTGGAAGAAATGCCCGGCCTCATGCAAACCATCAACAAAGAAGCCATGTTTATGCTGTCTACATACGTCGTCTACCATACGATCTGCATGTACATTGATGCAGTGAATCCCATCTTACGTAGAGGCGAAAGAATCGAAAGCAAAGAAGACGAAGATGTCGAGTTCTCAGTTGATGAAGAGGTTTTCATTGAAAGTATGGGCGACGATGAAATACAGGCAATGAATGAGAACTTTGCCAAAATCATTCAAGTATTTTTAAACATGCATCGCAATAATAAAAAGTATCTGGATTATAGTTACTCGAAAGTGGAGCAAGAAATATCAAAGAATAATGAAGCCGAGAAAGAGCGAGTGATGAGCCGATTGGAGAACATGGAAAAACCGGAGAGGCGCGTCGAAAATTTAGCGAAAAAATACAAATTGGGCGTTTGGTCGGTAGGCCAGCAAAAGGGGATTTTCGTGTATGATAAAAAGACGAGTGATCGAGAACGCGAGGAGAATTTACTACAAGGGATTATGGATGCTGATTACGAGGATTTAGGAGAATCTGAGAATGAACAAATGATGATGGATGTGGACGAAATGGCAGCAGACGACGAAGTGAGGTGGGATAAAGAACAATACGACGAAATGAATGCGTTTCCTAGAATGGAAGGATATTTAGATGGCGGATTTTATGAAGAAGATGGAGAGGATCCGGATTTTCCGGATCCGGATTTTTAATATAATATAATATTATAAAATGAAACTTTGCAGTCCAGCGGTTCTCTATTTAGTATTAGCTACAATTGGTCTGATTCTTCAATTCAATTATTACGCGAGTTCTAAGAATCCATTGTTGACAATTATTGTCCACATTGTTTTCATTGGTCTTTGGACCGCTATTTTGAACTGGATCTGTGCGAAAGGATACACATCTGTTTCCTGGGCTTTAGTTATTATTCCGTACGCGTTCATGGCTCTCACTGTGTTTATTGCGGCTGAATTTTTAATGCTCAATCAAATGTATAAATTTTAACCCGAATTCTACTCTATACTGGAAATCGATCGGATTTTTATTAACAAATCATAAAATTTCTATAATAATAAAAATTTTATTTAAATCTTTATATATATTATATATTATGGAAAATAATGAAGGGATTGAAAACAAAAAAACTCATACTTCATCACCTGAAAGCAAAGAAAGAATTGCTGATATATTTGAGAGATTGGCTCAACAAGGACATAGGGAAGCACTCCTATTATCTGGTACAAACAAAACATTATATGAACGTAGTAGATCAGGTACAACAAAAAAAGCACTAGATCAAATTAAACTAGAAAATACTAAACTTAGAAACTATAAATTTGAATCACTAAAAATTGGAGATACAGTTAGAGATACAAAAACTGGAAATACTGGAACAATCGTAGACAAAGCTGAATATAATTGGAGATATTCGAGGGGGCCTGAAGAATTAACAGATGATTACGTAGAAGTTAAATTTTATATTCAGATTTTTAGTCAGTTTATGCCATATTCAAATCGATATTCAAAAGATGGCCCTGTTGATGGTAAAGCTCCTCCATATGATCGTAATGCATCGGACATAACAAGATACGATATATTAGATTTAGAAATTCAATCATCAAGCGGAGGAAAAAGTAAACGAAAAATAAATAAATCAAAAAAAAGAAAAACAATTCGTTCTCTGACATAGTTATTTATTTTCTAGAAAAAGTTGTCGTTGAAAATTGCAAATATCGTACCCGTCTTTTTTTAATAAAAGGTATTGATTGCATTTTAATTCGATAATATTGATATTATTGTCCATAATACGTAATGTGTATGCCATATCAAAATGAAAAGGGATTTCTTGGTGTTCCAACAGGTGCATTATAAACTCCGGTGCAAAAAGTTCATTCATTTCGTATAAATATGCAGGATCAACGACCAATATGATGTTTTCTGTGTTTGGGTTATTTTGGTGATAATATTCCACCGATAAAAATCGGACGGATGATTTTTCACTTTTTTCCTCAGAATGAATAAGTGAATAGACACGGTCAAATGATGACAATATACGGCAAATATATTGAGGTTCTCCAACTACATTATTTATACGTATTCTTATCCATGGAAACATCATAGAATTCCGATTGTTATAAACGATGCGCCTTATAAATGTTATTATGCGATCGATATTTTCTTGTTGTTGTTGTAAACAAATAAACAGAGTTTCAAGAGAATAATGATATGTGATTTCATCTATATATATCCATCCAATAGTTACATGATTTTCTTCTAGAGGTTCGATTCGGTGATTTTTCATACAGGAATCCGCTTGTTTGCACTTATAGAATAAAAAGTCGAAGGTCTTTGTGATAAATGGATGGCTTTTGTAAATGGTTTGCATAAATTCATGCATGGAATTGAATAAACGAGAACTAACGAGAACAGTGGAAATAAAACAAGGATGTATTTCATCAATGGATTCTTCCTCGACATTTTCTTTACAACAACAATTCATATATTTAATAAAATAATAAATACAAGTTCTCTAATTTATTACACATTTAGACAAATAAAATACAGTTTTTTTATAAAGAATATATAAATGGAAAAAGGACGAGTTATGATTTTACATTCTGTTATAATTGGGGTCTTGTTATACCTATTTATGATTTTTATACTTGGCCAAAATGAAATTGTAGCCGAAAACCGAAGTATCTTATTGGCTGCGTTAATATTAATATATATGATTTTATTTGGACATGGCTTACCAACTTCCATAAATAAAAATTTATTTTACCGTTAGGAGATTTCACCCCATAGAAATTTTCACCCCATAGAAATTTTCACCCCATAGAAATTTTCACCCCATAGAAATTTTCACCCCATAGAAATTTTCACCCCATAGAAATTTTCACCCCATAGAAATTTTCACCCCATAGAAATTTTCACCCCATCATTTGATTGATATATTATGTAAAATAATCTATCAAAAATAATATATCAAAACAACTTTATCTGGTTAATAACGCATGGTTAATAACGCACATTCGGTTTAGAAGATGACGACTGCACTCCTGATTCACGAGCAGAAGATCCTCCACGCACCCATCCATCCATTACCAATTCCTGCACCGAATTCGACGGGTTATTAATATACGATTTCAGATCCGAATTCAAAGGATAATCCGAGTAATCAATGTATGGTTTTTCCATTGTCGGATTCACACTCTTCCGATTCTCAATCGATTCACCCTGTAGGAGTTGCGATTCAAGCATGGGATCACCCCCACCACGACCTAAATAAGGCACTGTCAAAAAGGGACGCTGGAACAATTGTATCTTTTCATAATCGCGCCCATTCTGCGTATCTTTAAAGAGAACGGCAGATTCATCATCAATGACAAATGGCGCTTTTCCGTAATTGTGCATGATGAATCCAGGTTGTTCGGAGGCGAATTGGACCTCCTCTTTCGAATTGTTCTCCGGAAATACATTCGTTACTTGATATTCCCCATATTTACTATTTTGAATGGCATTCTGGGTTTGATCAACCGTGGTTGATCGAAGTCCTGTTAAGTTATTGAATGCATATGACGAAGAATATACGGAGGCTTGCATATAATATATACATAACATCAGTATTTTTATTTTGATAATATTATTTCAATAAATTATTTTCACTGGTATAAATACACCAATACGCAAAAACATTGTCCATTTTCCTAAACAAAATTGACAACCGAATCGCAACATAATCCAATCAATTTGTATGACGTTCTAAATTTCGAGCACATGCGAATTTATTTCCCTCTTTACACGAAATCATACTTCCATAACAAAACTGTGCAAATGCCGCCTGGTCATTCGGTATAGTCGTGGCCGGATTCGATACAAATGGCTGCATAGATTGCTCAAACACGAGTTGATCGCCTAAACTTTGGAACAATTTGTCGGCAATGTCGGGCTGATCTGGATTCGCGTCCATTACCAACTGTTTGGCATTTTCCAGAATGGCGTTTTGAGTATCTTCGGCAAAAGCGGGTGGCGCCGGTTTCTTTTGCGGGTTATAATCATAATCCGTCATGAGTACATTCGACAAAGGGTTCAATGGTGTCGGTTTGTCAAAGACACGACTAGGGTCGATCGCCGACTGTTTTAAAAGCTCTAAAGCCGGATCCGCGAAATTCTCTCTTTCATCATCTTTTTTGAAATGATGCAGTATATAAATGGCCAACAGACTCATAACACTCACCACAATCATGCGCACCGAATAGGAATATACGAGTCCAATGATCGTGAGAACAATGACGATTCTCGAAACGGCATTGAGTCGCTGATTAAACGACATATCCTCTGTTGGAAAAAACTCTAAAATGTATTCTTGATTAAATAAGATGTTTGGATCTTCGCCCCAAAACGGAATGTATGATTTTTTTTCATTTTTTTCTTCTGATTGGGCCAATGTTTCCTTTACTTCAGAATCCATGCTATGTTATATTTATATATTATTATAATCTTTTTTCATACACTTCTCATCGACTTGGAATGAAGGGCATTTTTCCGTTTGAGGCACAATGTGTAGGACACATTTCGATTTTTCGCCGTAAAGAGGCACAGTGCATCCTTTGTGTTCCTTCTTTATCTTTTTTAGCTTTTTTTTCATTGTGGTACAGCGCGATCGAAAATGTTCGTAGCGTTGTCTCACGTCTTCATAGGAAAGGCCCGAGTTCTTTTTCAACATGGTATTGATTATTTCATGAAGGTTGTAAATATAGGTCGAGAACGTTTCGCGGTTCTTCATGTCGGATCGGTTGAGAGGAAGTTTAGCGAAATTCTTTTTCAGATTTTTGCGGCATTTCCCACAGGGAAGAACGTATTGGAGACTGTGTACAAAGTCCATGTAGTGAGTTTTGTCGGTTTCGGTAGGATGGATGGGGTAGTTGAACGACATGGTATGTAGGAAATGCCAGGTGCCTGGACCCCATACGGTGGTGAGCATGCCGTCGTTGCTGTTGTACTCTTCTTGGGTGAAGTTATGAACGGGATTATGAACGGGTGCGGAGTTATGAACGGTCACAGAGTTATGAAATTTGTCTAGAGGTTTGTTTGTGTTGTTTTTTTTGATTTTTTGTGTTTTGTTTTTCCTGATTTTCATTTTACTCTATATAGTTTGTAGATATTTTGTGTTCTTAATATAATATATGTCGTCATTTGGAAGGTCATTAAGAAGAAGTATGACATATTTCACCGGGTTAAGTCAAGCAAAATATAACAAATATTCAGATTTTAAAGATCTTACTCCTGAAGAAATTTTAAATGTACCACTCGACCAAATAAGTTCAACTAAACTTGAGAACGATACAACATCACATGGGTTAGACCATGCTCAATTGTATGCGGTTTCATATTTAAAAATATGGAAAAAGGCGAAAAAAACACCGACGCAAGATATGATAGACCAGGCATTCTCTCGTATAAATGGCACAGATTCAACGAGTAGACAAGTATCTGATTTACTCGTTAATTTTGATCGAGAAAAAAGAAAAAAAGACGATCTGACTCTAAGACATAAAAGACTTAAAAATACACCCTTGACGGTTGAAGAAGAGCTTGATTTACGACTAAACGATCTAGACCGAAAAGGAGGCAAAAGAAATGCAAAGAAAACGAAAAAACAAAACAAAAAGAGAACCAATCAAAAGAAAAATAAAACTTATAAAAAATAAAAAACAAAATAAAAAACGCGGATTCATTCGTAAAATTATTTGCACATGACAATATATATATATTAATCAATGAATATTGTCGCATATCTCTATGAAAAAACCAAAAATTATCATTCGATGATCATTGGCGTCCTATTGCTTGCCTTTTTCGCCTGGGTCGGGTATTATGCCTATAACCGATATTTCGTCAATGAAAAACAAAAGAAGAAACCATTTAACGATGTTGCAAATGCACCCAATCAACAACCCATTGCGAAAATTTACTACTTTTTCGTGGATTGGTGTCCTTATTGCCAGAAAACAAAAGATGATTGGAATTTGTTTAAATCTAGTGTAAGCGGAACCATGGTCAATGGATATTTAGTCGAATGTATTTCTGTCAATTGTACAGAAGACGCCGGGGAAAATCAAAACAAAGACTATCTAGAAGGTGGACAAACCCCACAGGACATTACAAATCTAATCAATCAATTCCAAATCAATGCTTATCCAACAGTGAAAATGATCAAGGATGATGAGACCGTTGATTATGATGCGCAGATCAATTACGACAATTTGAACAAGTTTGCGAATACAGTGATCTAACTGTTGACCCATCTTGTGCAAATACAGTGATCTAACTGTTGACCCATCTTGTGCGAATACAGTGATCTAACTGTTGGTGGTGTAACTATTGTGCAAATACAGTGATCTAACTGTTGGTGGTGTAACTATTGTGCGAATACATAATAACTATTGCCGATCTATCCAAATTTGCATTTGGCTCGATCCTTCTTCGATTAATTTGCGCCGTTCTTCCGGATGGTTCAATACCATTTGCATGTATTCAATTGAAAACGCGGTCGAATCCAATTCCAATTGATAAGGAATCCTGTAGGACAAATCATTAATAAACAAACGGCTCTCCAACAGGCGATTCAGTAATTGACTTATGTAATCAAAAAACGTTTTTTCTTTGCGTAGGTCCTCACTTGCATTGTCTGTGTTCGCATTTCCTGTCTGAATGTCGTCAGTATTATGATCCGGCATGACATCTTTGCGCGCAGAAAGCGGCAATAAAATACCCAAAATTTCATGCGATTTCTCCTTCCCTATTTTTTCAACACAAGGTTTCAATGGATAGTTCATATGGATTCCGCCATCTATATAACACTCGCCTCGGTCTCCATAGTGAAAAGGGGCGAACGCAACGGGTATACAACACGATGCATAGACAGCATCCATAACCTTCCATGTTGGATGCGTCTTGTGAGAAAAATCGACATATTTGAAAGAATTGAGTTCGGTGGCGAATATATGGTAATCGACGTCAGTCAATACATAAAAGTCGGCAAATGTAATATCGAGAGAAATGTCTTTCGATTTGAATATAGGAATGAAAAATTCTTCCATAAACCTCTTTGTATAAATTCCCCAGGTTTCAGTGATCGACAATAGATTTACTGGAGATACGGACCACACTTTATGCCACGGGCGATCTATGAGATATTTGTCCAACACGGTAAAATCAATACCAGTCAATATGATGGTTGCAATCATGGACCCCACAGAAGTCGCATAGATGGATTTCAACAGATCACGCTGTAGGAATCCGTGCGAAAATGCATACCGAAGTGCGCCGTATGTTTTCAGACCCCATATAGATCCCCCGGAAAGAACTAGATGGCGAAATGATCCGCGGACTTTGGCGACTTGTCCCGTATCCCGTTCTTCTTGTTCGATTTGATACAGGTTCTCAAAATCATTTTCCATTACCCCTTTTTTATTTTTCGGAGAAAAACTCTATTCTATTTCCTTCTATATTCTATATTTAGCCGAAAATCAAAAAATGTCATGTCTACTGTATGTTACAGAAGAAGAAGCCGCCAATAAGATAAACATTGACGATTTGTATGAAAAAAAGCATCGACGCGATTTGCGTCAAATCTCCAATTTCAACAAACTGCTGGGACGTATCCACAAACGTATTCAGACAACCGGTCGAAACAAACGGAATGAAAAACACATTTGGTACACGATCCCTGAATTCCTGTTTGGAGAACCCAATTACGATTACGGGGAATGTGTCGGATATTTGGTGTCGAAATTAGAACAAAATGGGTTTTATGTGCATTATATGCACCCACATACACTCTTTGTGAGTTGGGAAAATTGGATCCCGACGTATGCACGCAACGAGTTCAAGAAACGTACTGGAATCGTAGTGGACGAAAAGGGCAACGTGTTGGAAAAAAGAGGCGAGAACAAAGAAGATGCAAATTTACACGATGATCCATTGTTCAACAATCCGAATCATTCTCAAAGCCAACAACATCCGACCAATAAAGACAAAAAGTTTACTCCGATTGATCAGTATAAACCTAAGGGCAATTTAGTCTATCATCCGGATATATTCGAGAAGATAGAAAAGAAGGTGCATTTTTCTTAGGCAATTATTTGGTGATTGTCCTACAGGTATAATCTTCGCTTTGTAAACGAATCAATGTATTGCATATATATGAATTATTTTATTCCATATATATTTTTCAATGAGATAGAGTGTCCCTTTCATGAATTATTGTTGCTACGAAGTGAGGGAAAGGATTAAATACTGAAAACGGCCCAAGCGACTTTACCTGTATCACCAACAGATGAATTGCTTAATAATATAGAAGTTCCAGTGACTCCTCCTGTAGTTCCAGTGATGGTGTAGAAATAGTAAGGGTTTTGAATAGCCGGTCCAACACTTGTCATCATTACAACAGTGGAATTTGGATTCATTCCAGTTAAACCAGGATACACTGTTACTTCAGACGCAACCATAGTTGCAATTCCCGATGCAAGTGCGCCTCCTTGAGGACCCTGAGGTCCCGTTGGACCAGTCACGGTACTCGCGGCTCCCTGAGGTCCAGTCGAACCAGTCGCGCCAGTAGGTCCAGTCACAGTGCTTGCAGCTCCCTGAGGTCCAGTCGCGCCAGTAGGTCCAGTGACAGTACTTGCAGCTCCCTGAGGTCCAGTCGCGCCAGTAGGTCCAGTGACAGTACTGGCAGCTCCCTGAGGTCCAGTCGCGCCAGTAGGTCCAGTGACAGTACTGGCAGCTCCCTGAGGTCCAGTCGCGCCAGTAGGTCCAGTCACAGTACTGGCAGCTCCCTGAGGTCCAGTCGATCCAGTTTCACCAGTAGGTCCAGTAGGTCCTGTCTCGCCAGTTGCACCCGTATCTCCTTTTGCACCCGTATCTCCTTTTGCACCAGTTGCACCAGTTGCACCAGTTGCACCCGTATTAACAGCAGTTCCATCTATACCAATTGGACCTTGTTCTCCCGTGGCACCAGTTGGACCTGTAACTGTACTTTGCGGTCCAGTCGATCCGGTCGATCCGGTCGATCCAGTGGCACCCGTAGCCCCCGTCGATCCGGTCGGGCCAGTCACATTGCTCTGAGGTCCAGTCGATCCAGTCGCACCAGTCGGCCCATCAATACCGTCTAAATTCACTACAAATCCAGTCGTGGTCAGTGATCCGCCAGCGAATCCACGAACATTCGTAATGCTATTGACGACGATCGTGGTTCCGCTGTAGCTCTGCACCACGCCTTCGAATCGGTTGGTCGATGGACTCACTGCATCTGTCACAAGAACACTATTTCCCTGTACATATGCTAAACCAGCGCTCACCGTCAATGTAGCCGACCCACCTTCTGAAATCCCTGTAAGAGATGTGGTAGTAGAAGCGCTCAAATATTTATCACCAGAAATACCGGTGCATCCAGTCGATCCTGTACGGCCGGTTGATCCGGTAGATCCAGTCGGTCCAGTGACTGTGCTCTGCGGTCCAGTCGATCCGGTTGATCCTGTGATTCCGGTGGAGCCAGTTGTTCCAGTCGTTCCGGTTGTTCCAGTAGACCCAGTATGTCCAGTTGAACCTGTGCGACCGGTAGAACCCGTATTTCCAGTCGGACCATAGAAATTCGCAAGCGGCCAATATGTGACTTCATTCGTAGTTGTATTGTATCCCACCACATTGGACTGGACGACATTGCGGACCGGTGCCACAAATAATCCACTTGCACTCGCGTCCAAGACTCCACTTGTCGCATTCAGAATGATGGAATTGGAAGGTTGCATTGTTTGTCCGGCGGCAGCACCAATCGCAATTGCGTTCGAACCTTGCGTGTTATATCCTGCACTATTTCCAATAGCAACGGAATTCGCCCCTTGTGAGTATTGTCCAGAGGAAAGACCCACAGCAATACTTGAGCCACTTTGAGTCACATAACCGGCATATGGACCAATCGCAACTCCATTTGTACCTTGACTACTATTTCCCGCATTATTTCCAATCGCCACTGTATTCGCGCCTTGATTATTGGTCCCGGCAGAATTACCGACCGCAATACTATTGGAAACATCGCGCACATATATATTCTTGAGAACACGCGTACCATCATACAGAAGATCTGTGAGGTTGGTCGTTACTGTATGCTTATTCGACGACGATGAAGACATCTTATATAATATATATCGGAATAAAAATTCTCATATAAAAATATCCTTTTTCATCTCATATTGTAGACCACCTCCCTAAATACATATAAAATTGAAAAGGAAATAAACGCAACTTCTTATTTCAATATTAAAACATACCGCATAAAGAGATCAATCCCATGACAACTACTGAACCGAGTAAAAAAGTCATTATACATCCAGAAAAAGTTGTTGTCAATATTCGTGTAAAGAACGGCGTTCAATCTGCGCAAATATACTCGGATAAATCATCAAACGAAGCATCTATGCATAAAATAACGACCACCTCCAACACAGCCTCTAATACCTCCAACACAGCCTCTAATACGAAAACGAAAAAAAATAAATCAACTATATCACAAACCGAAAAAACCAAATTATGGAAGCTATTTCAAAACGATTTAGACGAAATGCCACAAGAAACGACGATTGACTTTATTTCGCTCCACGATTCTATGTGCACTATTTGCGGATCGAATCTAATGATTATGGACGACGGATTTCCAGCATGCATGAACACAACATGTGCAATCATTTATAAAGACACCCTCGACTATTCTCCCGAATGGCGTTTCTATGGAGCAGATGATAAAAATGCATCCGATCCAACACGGTGCGGTAATCCCATCAATCCCCTGTTGGTCGAATCGTCATATGGCTGCAAAGTTCTTTGTACCAATACGTCCTCCTATGATATGAAAAAAATCCGCAAATGGACAGAATGGCAATCGATGCCGCATAAAGAAAAATCCCTCTACGACGAATTCCAATTCATTACAACGATGGCCCAAAATTCCGGAATTCCTAAAATATTCATTGAAGACGCCATGGTCTATCACAAAGATATTTCGGAACAACAAATGTTTCGAGGTATGAACCGCGACAGTATCAAAGCAGCTTCGATATACATTTCCTGTAGGAAAAACGGCTGCCCGCGTACTGCACACGAAATTGCGGAAATCTTCCATCTCGATAAAACAAGTGCTACTACAGGATGTTCCGTCGCCGTCAATATCATGTGTAATATTGAACGTTCATCGAGTGATTCGTCGACCAATAATTTATGTAATACAAAACCCAGCTTGTTTATTGATCGATATTGCAGTAAGTTAAATCTAAACAAAGAGCTCACTATGTTGTGCAAATTCATAGCAAAGAAGATTGAAGACGAAAGTATTATTACAGACAATACGCCGCATGCAAT